TCCTGCTTTATACCATTCTAATAGTGCTTCTCCACCATCTTCAAATGAACATCTGTCATCAAAGATGTATGGTGTTAATGGTGAACCTTGACAACTTATGTTAGATGGAAATACAGGTTTAACCCATTCACCATGATTTGTATAAGTTCCTCTATGATTAGATTTTAACTCAACATAATCTTCAGCAGTTAGATAATCACCCTCTATGTATTTACCATCTTGACCATGAACTCCATCCTTCTTGAATCCACATTGGTCTTGCATTCCACCTGTAACATTCACTATGATTGGTGTACCAGCTGTTAAAGCTTCTAACGAACCTAAACCAAATCCTTCGTTGGAAGCCAAATTAATATATACATCACAAGAATTAAATATGAAATTCATTTCCTCATCTGTAAATGAACCATTTCCATTATCATGTGTGAATATTACTGGATAATCAGGTAGAAGAGTTTTACATACCGCTCTCATATCAGTTCCATTATCATCACTTGGAGCTGCATGCCACACTAAACAACAATCTTTTCTTTGTTCAGGTGTTAATTTATCCATCATATGTTTATAAGCTAGAGCGACATCGCCGGGTTGTTTTCTTCTGATGTTACGATTTAAATAAAGTATTTTAAATTTATATTTATCTAATGCATGTTTTTGTTCAAACTCTCTAAATTTCGTATCACCCTTATCTTTTATTTTAGATATTCTCTGTTCTGTAATTCCATGTGGTACATAATCTAATTGCCAATCTTCGTAACCATGTTTAGAAAGTATTCTTTTATTAATACCATAAGTTTGTTTTGATATTGACATCAACATATCTGAACTTCTATAATAATCTCTATTGTACTGAGGGTCTGGAATATCGTCCCAAATATTATAATACATAATAGGAATATCTTGTCTTAATTCGTGTTCCATATTATACAACCATATCCAAAATCTTGGGTCTGTGAAGTGTAAGATAGCGTCTGGCTTTTCCATAGCTAATATCTGTCTTAAAACTTCAGGATTACCATAACCTGATATTGGATATATTTTTAAATACGCATCTTTAACACCATTTTCGGTTTGAACTGCTTGACTCAAATCAATTATTTTACCTTGTTCAGGATGTTTCACAGCTCCACCTAATTGAACCCAATCATATTTATGTATTGTTCCTATAACAAATTCTTTTGATTGTGTTGCTATTCCCGAATGCATTCTCAAGTCGTCTGACAAGAGTAGAATCTTTTTCTTTGACATAACCTATTTTCTCCTATTTAAAAGTTGCTACCACTTACAATTAAATTATCATAAGTTTCAATTTCTTCTCTAAACTTTTCATCTGTTAAAAATCTATCAACTGAACGGTTTGTTAATTTTTGTAAAGTCATTTTTGTATTGACTGTATTTAGTTTGAACCGTTCATATAATGATTCTAATATTTTAACCGATGTTAATTTTGTATTTTTCATAATTATTCTCCATCGTATTTACATATATAAATATATACAAATATAAAAAAACTATGAAATAATTATTCTTTTTTTATCTAACTTTTTTGCATATTCTAAGAGACTATTTGTGCCATTTGCTTCAACTCCATCAGGTATAAATGCTGCAATAAAATCTGATACACTCGCTATTATTTTATTTCTTACAAAAAAGTTTCTCATACTAAAATCTTTATTATACCTTGACTCTGGTAAAACACAATACAAATTATGAACTTCGTGAAATGGTGGATACTCTTCGTATTGTAAACCAAGTTCTAATGTGTATTTCTTAGCATATTTATCAGCACCAGTTTTACAACCACCACTAACTATAATCGTATCATTACCGTATTGTTCTTTTAATTTAAATACAAAATCTTTAATTTTCTTTTTATTCTCATATCTTCTACTCCCTACAATAGCTACTCTCATTACACTCCCACACTACAATATTCTGTATTTTTAAATTCACACCATCTACAAGCTTTCTTACTTGGTGTTGGTATGATGTTTTCTGATATTCTATTACCCTTATCATCAAATGCTAAATCCAAGAATGTATTTAATCTATTAGCCACTTTGTTCATACTCACCGTTCCACTTGCTGGTGAGAACTTTTGAACTCTTTTTTGTGGAAACATAGCGTTTTCCCATAGTTTTCTTTTAACTATAAAGTATTCCACTTCTATCTTATCTATTGGATGATTGTATTGTTTAGCATAGAATTGTTTGTATAATAATAATTGTTGAGTTTTGTTCTCATCTTTTTTCATCCACTTGTTCCAACCTTGTGTAGATGTTTTTATGTCATAAATTTTTATCGTATTGTGAAACTCGTCCAATATAACTAAATCCAAGTAACCAATGATTTTAACATTCTTTTTTAAATCTACTTCAATTGGAACTTCACAACCTATGAGTTTATATCCTCTTTTACTAAAGTAATCAGCTCTTCTCTTTTTTAAGAAGTCCAATATATTAACACCATCTTGAAAGAACTCTCTCATCTCTTCCAATGTACAAGGATTTTTACCATATTCCTCTTTACCTTGTTTAAACAACTCCATCATTTTGTCGTGTAGTCTTTGTTCAAGATTTAATTTGTTTGCATTCTTAACACTATCGTGATACATAACTTCTAACCAAGTTTGTATTACTTCGTGCATGGCTGTTCCGAACAACAAGTGAATACTTGGTTCTCGTTCTGTTACTTTATCAATGTAATTTAACTTCCACCTTTGTGGGCACTCACTAAACATTGATAATTGACTATATGATATTCTACCCATAGTTAAATATACAACCTTTCTTGCAAATAAACAAGCTTTATTTTTCCTCTAATTCTATATGATTCCATTTTTGTCTTGAATCTTGTTTGAAAGCACCAATGTAATTCATATCTTTACCCCATTCATCAGGTGATATTAATGATAAGAATCTTTTGTCTGTTTCGTATAAATAATAAATCCTACCAATAACAGGTGTAAAATTTATCTCACTATCAAATATAATTTTGTTCCAATTAAAATCCTTGATTAATTCATCATAGGCTTCTTTTAATTCTTTAAATCTCTCTGTAAAGTGATTCTTTACTTGTGTGGCTTGTTGAGGTTTCCAATTATCTAATTCATAAACCTTCCCCTCGACATCATCTATCTTGATAATTTTATCATTCATAAAATCTCTCCTTTGATTCTACTTCAATTGTTTGTATTTCAGGATAGAATTGATAAGCATCTTTTGGATATGGTTTAGGTTTATGTATTAATGTATTCATAATCTTTTTCTTATCTTTCTTTCCACACAACAGATATAAGTATCTGTGTTTCTCAGGTTCTTCCTTTCTCCAAAATGTATGTCCGATTTTCTTCTTCAATTTCTCAAGATTGTGAGAACCAAACTTCGTTGTAACATTTCGTGAGTGCATCCACTTACCATCTTCTGTAAGTTTTATAGCGTAGTTAGGCATTAACCTAATATTGTTTCCTTGATATATCCAATTAGTCGCTTGATAAATAATACCCAAGTGTCCTTGTTCCGGGTCTGAATAACTTACCAATACTTTTATTTCACTAGCGTTTTCCTTTAACCAATTGAATGTTTTAGATAAAACCACACTCTCTGTATTCTTACCATAATCATCAAAGATAAACAACCTTGTTAACTCCAATACCTCTTCTTCTTTTAATTCAGGTGAGATGGATTTAGGAGCACTTCTTCCAACAGGATAACCATAGATAGCAACACCAGCTAACTTCTCATCTTTCTCATCAAAGAATGAATGTTCGTTATCTGTTTCATAAAAGATACCAAGTGCATATCTACAACTTGTCCACTTATGACTGTAATGGTTTTTTACAATCATATCTTTAGCTATCTTTTTTGATATTTCTCTTATGGTTATTTTATTTGGATTGATTGTAGTCAAAGTTTCTCTTTAATGTTTCTAAGTTTTCCTCAGCTTGTGATAAACTATCTGTCCATTTCTTCACTTCAGTAAGTAAATCTGTATGTTCACCTATTTGAACAGCGTCATTAAATAATAAATCCAAGTGAGCCAATGCTTCTGTTCTTTGTGCTTGATAACAATCTATCGCAGCTTGTATTAATTGATTCATTTTATTTTCTCCTAATTAATTTAATTTACTACACTCAAAATACCAATTCCAACTATCTAATAACTCATTAGGTAAAGTTGTTTCAGAGGATAATCTTTGTGCTGGTTCATAACCTTTTCTTGTACAATTAAAGGGTGAACCCATTACATTCATTGCTACCCATCCATGTGTTGTTAAAAAATAACAAAAATTATCATAATCAAACAACCCTCTGTATATAAACCTATGACCCATTCTCCAATTTGGAACACTAACAAATAATTTAGCCTCATCAGTTGTATTTTTATATGACTCCAACAAAATATAACTTGGATTTGATATATGTTCTAAAAAATCATTAGCTATAATAAAGTCATAGTTATTTTTTAAACCTTCTGTATCAACGAATGAATCTAAATTTTTTACTAAAAAGTTTCCTTTAAACCCCCGCTCATCAAATATTTTTTTTGCATTAGGTTTGTCAATCATTGTATATGAGACATCATAATCTAACTTTTTTTGAATAATGTCGGACATTTTACCAGGACCAGAACCAAACTCTAATATATTTTTTAATTTGTTCTCTTGTATAATGTCAACTACTAAATCTGATTCATAATCATATCGTTGAATCCAAGCGGACTCATCAATCCTGTTATCATTTTGCCATTCACTTTCAAATGATTTATTTGGATTTGGTTTATACATTGAAAAATCTTTGTCTTCTTGTTTTCTATAAAAACCATCCATTTATTTTCCCCATTTTCCATTCTTTACTATTGTAGCCATAATACCATAATTAGACATATCTAAAAATGCGTCTTCTAATGGTTCATCTACAGCTGATTCTCTATTTCCCATTAACAGATTTTTTATTCTCTGCACTTTATCATTTACTCTAAACCACAATCCAGTCAATGATAATTTAATTTCATCATCTGTTGATAATTGTGTTCCAACTGAAATATTACCAGGACCATAATCGTGTTGTTTTCTACAAAACAATTCATATTGTTCCCTTTGTAATCTTTTAAACTCATTAGTCATTTCAGGCCATTCTTTTTCCATCTGTTCTACAATTGGATGTTTTTGAATCGTCAAGTCTCTTTCAGTCATTGTTAAGTCGTTTTCTTTTATTTTCACTTTAATAACCTCTTTATTGTTTTTTCATTCATTCCATATTTTTCTAATATTTCAATTAATTCATTTTTTGCAATTAAATCCAAATAATCTTTTACTTGTGATTTACTACATTCAAAATGCATTACCATAATATCAATCAGTTCCGTATTGTATTTCTTATCTTTCTTACCTTTAATGTATTTATTGAATCTCTTACCTTTAGGAAGCATATCACAATACCACTTGTAAACCTCTCGTGGTTCTAATGTTCCAATGGAATACTTTTGAAAGTAATTTACAATCTCAAGAAAGTCTTTGTCCATTGATAACCAACGATTGATTATAAATGGGCTGAATTTCTTTTGTTCATCTTCTGTAAATTCATTCCAATGAGTTTTCTTTACAAGTATTTGATTTATCCAATCGAATATTGTCATTTACCAAATCCCCACGAACCATCTGTAGAGCCAGGCCTAGCATTTGGTTTATATATTCTTTCCATTTTTTCATCATCACCATTTACATTTGGGTCATAACAACATTTAGGGCACAATTGAAAATCTAAATCATTCATAGATTTTAAAAAGTCTTTTTCCAACCCACAAGTATTACATTTGTAAGTGTAGAAAGGCACTATTGAACTCCAGCTACATCTGCGAACTCTTTGTTCACATGTCCACATTTTTCACAAGCAAATACTGCCATTGGAATTATGGTTTCTTGTCCATTAGGTGCAACCAAAGCTGACATCTTCCTCATCAACAATGTTTGTTTAAATGTTTTACCACCACAATTTTCACAACATATTTCACTTGTTTTACTAAAGTCAATTTGTTCTTGCATTTGTCCATTTTTACCAGGTATCATCATAGTTACTCTCCTTGATATACTTCTGTTATTGTGACATCCTTTTGTTTCCATTTAATTTTGGATAAGATGTCTTCATCATTATATGGTGGGTGATGTAATGTAATATACAACACACCCAATTCCATATCATTATGTTCTACTTTGAATCGTTTACTCATTTTAATATCCTCATTAATCTTATTATTAGTGACATATAGTTAATCTCTTTATCTACAACATGTACATCTTGATACTGAGCTTCTGCGATATTCATAATACATTCAGCTTGTTTTCCATCACCATAATTATCAACCTCATCATATAGCAGTCTATACAACTCTGAATAATCTGAAATGGAATTATCGGCGATTAATTGTCTAATGTCATTTAGTTTTGAACCATTGGATAACATCTCTAACAATTGTAATTTATAATTATTTTGAATCACAGAACTTGTATCAATCTTCAACTTACCATCAACGATTTGCCTTTGGGCTGAATTAATCACTCTACGAATATCAGGATAACCAGCGTTTACTATCAGAGCTATATCATCAAGTTCAAATGTACAATTCTCTTCTTTCAAAATATTAACCATTTGTTGTGCAACTTCTTTCTTTGAAGGTGGAACAACTTTATATGATTGACATCTTGATTGGATTGGGTCGATTATTCTTTCTACATAATTACAAGTAAGAATGAACCGACAATGTTTTGAAAATGTTTCCATTAGGTTTCTCAATGCAGCCTGTGCATTTGGTGTAAGATAATCACACTCGTCAAGTATAATTACTTTCAAGGATTTGAAACCTACGGATGAAGCAAATGTTTTGATTTTGTTTCTAACATCATCCACTTTGTTCTCATCAGAAGCATTGATATACATATAATCACAATCAATGTTATTAACCACTATCTTGGCTAATGTTGTCTTACCAGTACCAGCTTTACCAAAAAGAAGAAGGTGAGGTACATCTTCTGATTCAAGATATACCTTCACTTTTTCTTTAAGATGCTCGTTACCTACATAAGTTGATAAGTCCATTGGACGATATTTTTCTACCCATAAAGAATGACTCATTAATCCATCCACCTCCTATGTTTGATTAAGTGCCACAACCTGTGTTTGAATACTTCCCACATTAATTGGAATATATTGTTTGAAGAATATGTTCCAGCAGGTACTTTTAATTGATAGTAGTATTTCATTAATCTACATCCTGCATTGCAACTATGTAATAAGTAGAATCAAAATCATCAATTTTGAAATTCACTCTAGCCAATCCTTCTGTTGAAACTTCCAATACAGCTGATGAACATTCACGATTAGCAACCAATACTTCTTTGAAAAGATTAGCATTAAATGTTATTGGTGTATCTACATCACAAGTTTCTGATTCTGTTGGAATGTTCACACGATTTGTATTCGTAGATGAATAACCAATCACAACATCACAACTATCACCATTTTTTACAACTGAAAAGGTATCAACGTCACTTAAAGCACCTTTACCTTTGATGAATGTTGAAATGAAGTTTGAATCTAATTTAATCTTAGTTCCAAACTCTGGTAGTCTTTTCATTTGTGGTGGGTCGGATATAACTGATAAATCACTTAATACATAATCCACAGACACAGGCCCGTTCTTAACTTTAAGTGAAACAGCTTTATCACCGAAT